GAATTTTTTTGTGAATTATAACCGGGTAATCTTGAAAAAACCGGTACGTTCTGAGGTGATGGGACAGATTAAAATTCAGTCAGAAATGAAGGGAGAATAATAAAATGGCAAATGCGAGCGGGAAGGTATTAGAAAAGCCGCAGGGAAAAGCGGCACAGAAATTTACAAAAGAACAGCTTCTTGCCTGTGCAAAGTACAGTGCCAGGAAAGATATAATGGACGCATTGCTTGATGAAAACAAAAAGTACACAAAAGCAGAAGCGGACACGTTATTAGAAAAATACATGAAAGGAAAGGTGAAATAAATGGCTTTAGGTGGAGGAACATTTACCGCACAGAACAAAGTGCTGCCTGGAACTTATATCAATTTTGTATCGGCGGCATCTGCAAACACGAACCTGTCAGACAGAGGCGTTGCGACAATGCCTTTAGAACTTGACTGGGGCGTGGAAGGGAAAGTCTTTGAGGTGACAAACGAGGATTTCCAGAAAAACAGCATGAAGATTTTTGGTTATGCATTTGACGATCCGAAAATGAAAGGACTGAATGATCTGTTCCTTGGGGCACAGACACTCTATGCATACCGTTTAAATGGTGGCGGTGTAAAGGCTGCAAATACCATAGCAACCGCATTGTACAGCGGAACCCGTGGCAATGATATCCGGATCGCTGTACAGAAAAATGCAGACGACGCAGATAAGTTTGACGTTATCACTTACCTTGGCACAGCCAAAGTAGATACGCAGACGGTAAAAACTGCAAAAGAGCTTGTGGCGAATGATTATGTTTCATTTAAAGAGGAAATCGAGCTGGAAGATACGGCAGCCGCACCACTGACAGGTGGAACAAATGGAACTGTAGACGGAACAGCACATCAGACATATTTGGATCTGATTGAATCTTATTCTTATAACACCATGGGTGTTGCGGTAACGGATGAGACAACGAAAAAGTTATACGTTGCATTTAACAAACGGCTGCGCGATGAACTTGGAATTAAATTTCAGGTGGTACTCTACAATATTTCCGCAGATCACATGGGTGTTATCAATGTAAAAAATAAGACCACAGATGCGGGATGGAGTGAAGCAAGTCTTGTATACTGGGTTACCGGTGCAGAATGCGGATGTGCTGTAAATAAATCCTGTCAGAACAAAGTTTACGACGGTTCCTTTACAGTAGATACATCGTATACACAGAATCAGTTAAGAGAGTCTATCAAAAATGGAGAATTTGTCTTGCACAGGGTAAATTCAGATATCCGCGTTCTGGACGACATCAACTCCATGGTAAGCGTGACAGATACGCAGGGAGAACTTTTCAAAGACAATCAGACGGTCCGCGTGATCGATCAGATCGGTAATGATATCGCCGTATTATTCAGTACGAAATATCTCGGTACCATATCGAATGATGCGGCAGGAAGAACGTCTCTCTGGTCTGACATCGTGGCACATCATAGGGAACTTGAAAAAATCAGGGCGATCGAGAACTTCAGCGAAGATGATATTACGATCGCACAGGGAGAATCGAAAAAGTCGGTAGTGATCACAGATCAGGTGACAGTTGTTAATGCGATGAGTAAGCTCTATATGACTGTTACGGTAGTGTAGGAAGGAGTGAAGAAAGATGGGAAATACAGCTATTATGGATGCGGGCGATGCCGTCTATGGAAGCCTTGCGGAGTGTTTTATTACGATTGGTAAAAGACGGTACAATTTTATGAATCTGACAGAGTTTGAAAGCAAATGGGATGTTACGATTAGCGATGTCAAGATTTTGGGTAAAGTCGGTATGGGACACAAGGCTGCCGGTGGAAAGGGTACCTGGAAGGGAACTGCACATTATAATCAGTCAGTGCTCCGCACAATGGCAAACCAGTATCAGAAAACAGGAAACCTGCCTTATTTTGAAATCCAGGTGAGCAATGAGGATCCATCAAGCAGTGCAGGCAGACAGACAATTATTCACAGGGGATGTCTCTGTGACTCATTTATTCTTGCAAAGTTCCAGGCGGGCGAAGAAATTCTGGATGAAGATATTTCAGGAACCTTTGAGAACTGGGATATGCCGGAGAAATTCAAAGAGTTAAAAGGTTTTAAAACAAATTAATGATGTTCCCTTCCTGTATCAGCGGGAGGGGATTTTTAAATAAAAAGGAGAGAAAGATATGTCAGAGTTCAGCAGATTTATGAAAGCAAACAAAAAGGTAAAAGCAAATCAGAAGTATGCTCCAACAGCGAGTCTTACAGATACAGACGGGAAGCCGCTTCTTTGGGAATTTCGCCAGATCACATCACGCGAGAATGAGGAACTGCGCAATGCATGTACTGTAGAGGTCCCGGTAACTGGAAAACCGAATATGTACCGCCCAAGGCTGAATACAGAAAAATACCTGTCAAAGATGATGACAGCAGCAACCGTGTATCCTGATCTGTACGATGAAGAATTACAGGATTCCTACGGTGTGAAAACACCGGAAGATTTATTATATGCAATGGTGGATGGCGCTGGTGAATTTCAGATGTTTGAAGTGTGGATGCAGAAGTTCCAGGGATTTACAGACAGTTTTGATGTCAAGGTGGATGAAGCAAAAAACTGATTGAAGGAGGGGATGGTGAAGCAAACTTTGCTTACTATGCCCTTCTGAAATTACATATCCTGCCATCTGTATTTTTGAATATGGATGAGCAGGAAAAAGCATTTGTGATTGCCGCAATAAAAATCAAGATCGAGAATGATAAGAAAAAAGAGCGGGAATTAAAGAGCAAGATTCATTAGGAAGGAGGCGTGATGCATGGCAGCTATTCAGACAGCGATAGAGCTTAATGACCAGTTTACCAGTGTTTTATATGGCATTATGGATGCAGTCAATCTTGCAACAGCACAGATGTATGATATGCAGCAGGCAATGTCGATGGATATTGATACGAGCAGTCTGGAGGGAGCGCGAGAGGCAATCGATGAAGCAACAGCATCCTTAATTGCGTTGAATGGTGCGGCACAACAGCCGGCTCCTGTCATAGATCCGCTTGCGGGAAGTTCTCAACCGGTCCTGCCGGGAACGCAGCCCAATGTGCCAACAGAGCCGGTCGAGATTCCTGTGCATTGGGAAACGGACAGTCTGGATGTGTTTACAGGAACCGGAATAGATCGGTTTGAGCAGGAAGTACAGAGTGCCAATAGCATGTTAGAGCAGTTGAGCAGTACGCAGAATGATATTGCAAGTCAGGCATACAGTACAACGATCTTTCCGCCGGAGACGTTTCAGGATCTTAATTCCATGGCTGTCAGAATCGATTCGATCCGGGAACGGATACAGCAGATCGAAAGCAATCCGGTCAATATGGGAACAGATACAGCAAACTCCCAGTTGGAACAGTTGAGATCGCAATTAGACCGGGCGATTCAGGAGCAGAATAATCTTAGTACCGCCATGCAGAACATGGATGTGTCCGGTGCAAATGCAGCATATCTTCAGTTATCGCAGACAGTGGGTAATACAGAGCGGTATATCCGGGATAATACGGATGAGCAGGGAAGATTCAATCAGGAGATTCAGGAGGGGGTATCCGGCGCAGAGGGGCTGATGGGAATGATTAAACGCGTGGTTGGTGCATATGTGGGTATCCAAAGCGTGGGAAAAATTCTCAACATGTCCGATGAATTGACGCAGACAACCTCAAGACTGGATCTGATGAATAATTCCTTTAATGAGATAAACGGAACTGCAAATGAGACGTCAGGCCTTGTCAATATGGTATATGCTGCGGCACAGGATGCGCGTGGATCGCTAGATAGCATGGCATCGGTTGTTGCAAGATTCGGCAATAATGCGAGGGATGCATTTGGCAACTCGGAAGAGGTTGTTGCATTCGCAGATCTGGTTCAAAAACAGATGGCGATCGCCGGTGCATCCACACAGGAAGCCGCAAATGCAGAGTTACAGTTATCACAGGCTCTTGGTTCCGGCGTACTCCGCGGTGATGAGTTAAACAGTATTTTTGAGCAGGCGCCGAACCTGATCCAGAACATTGCAGATTATCTGGATGTTCCAATCGGACAGATCAGAGAAATGGCGGCAGATGGAGAACTTTCTGCTGATGTTGTAAAAGCGGCGATTTTTGCAGCCGCGGATGATATCAATGGTAAGTTTGATGAGATGCCGATGACCTGGGGACAGATCTGGCAGTCGATGCAGAATACAGCAGTTATGGCTTTCCAGCCGGTTCTTCAAAGATTAAATGGGATGGCGAACAGCGATGCGTTCCAGGGATTTGTTGATGGAGCGATCGAAGCTATGGCAACGACGGCAAATATGGTGCTGAATATCTTTGATTTAGTGGGATCTGTAGCTGGATTCGTGGCAGATCATTGGTCAATTATAGAACCTATCATATTAGGGGTTGCGGCGGCTATCATAATTTATACGGCATTTACAAAAGGGGCGGAAATAGCGTCTAGGGCGGCTTCACTGGCTACAAATGCATGGACAGCAGCTCAAGGCGCATTCAATGCTGTTATGAGCATGAATCCAGTTGGACTTGTAATTATAGCAGTTGTACTGTTGATAGCGATTATTTATGCAGCGGTTGCAGCAGTAAATCATTTTGCAGGCACATCAGTATCAGCAACAGGTTTGATCTGTGGAGCATTTGCGACAGCGTTAGCTTTTATAGGAAATCTGTTTATTGGAGCTGTAAATACGATCATTGGAATAGGGGTTACTTTATGGAATCTGATAGCAAATTTTGTCAATGCATTTGCACTTATTTTTAATAACCCGATCGCCGGTATAGAGGCTTTATTTTTAAGCCTGTTTAACTTTATAGTGGAAGTAATCGAGTCAGCGGCTCGAATGCTTGATGCAGTATTTGGCAGCAGTCTTGCGGATGCAGTAGCGGGATTTCAGAACAAAGTACAGGCAAAAGTGGATGCTGTGATAAGCGAAAATGGTGGATCAGAAATTTTAAAGACGGTAGACATGTCAGATTATCAGTTCAACCGGTTCGATTATGGGGACGCATGGAACTCAGGATATAATTTTGGAGAGAAAATTGATGATAAAATATCAAATTTCAGTCTGTCGGACATCTTTGGCAAAACGGATATTCCGAATCCTGATGATTATATATCTGGTTTCAGTGATGCAATCGCAAATTCCGGTGCAGGTGGCAACCTTGACAGTATTGCAGATGATACCAGTGCAATCAAAGATTCTGTGGATATCACGGACGAGGATCTGAAATACCTTAGAGATATTGCAGAGCAGGAGGCAATCAATCGGTTTACGACTGCGGAGATCAAGCTGGATATGACAAATAATAATAATGTAAGCAGTGATGCAGATTTAGATGGTATTGTGGACGGAATGACAACGAAAGTGTTAGAAGCATTAGAAGCCGTCCGGGAAGGAGTATAGGGAATGGCATATAAATTATATCTGGATGGAGTGCTGTTTCCGGTAGCTCCGTCCAAAGTAACAGTAAAAATTAATAATCAGAATGAAACGGTAACTTTGATCAATGAGGGAGAGGCAAATATTTTGAAAGCCGCAGGGTTGTCAGATGTGGAATTTGATCTTCTGCTTCCAAATACAGAATATCCGTTTGCCCTATATCCGGAGAAATTCCGAAATGCCAAGTTTTATCTGGATAAGCTGGAAGAATTAAAGTTACAGAAGAAAAGTTTTCAGTATATCATGACAAGAGCGTTTCCAAACGAAAAGAAGTTATTTCATACCAACATGACAGTTTCTCTTGAGGATTATTCCATTGTGGATGATGCCGGAGAGGGATTTGATACGACTGTCAAGATTAAACTGAAACAGTACCGTGAATTTATCACAAAGACCTGTACCGTGGATATATCGCTACCAAAACCACAGGCGGCAATGCAGCAGACCAGAGCAGCAGGCAATGCACCAAGCGGGGGGAGCTATACCGTAGTTTCCGGGGACTGTCTCTGGAAGATTGCGAAGCAGTTTTACGGCGATGGTGGAAAGTGGAGTGTGATCTACAATGCCAATAAATCAGTGATCGGTGGGAATCCGAATCTGATATATCCGGGGCAGGTGCTTACGATCCCGGCAGCATAAGACACAGGAGGAAAAATGTACGAGTTATTAATTCAAAACGGCAGCACAGTTTACCTGCCTCCGGTACAGGAAGAAGTAAAAGTGACCACAGAGCGGCAGATCAGTCCCGGTTCCATAGAATTTAGTTTTGTGGATACCGGGATTTCGATTGCGGAAGGAAACCCGGTGCGCTTTAAGGATGGAGAAACAGGTGTGTTTTATGGTTTTATTTTCAAAATCAAGCGCGACAGGAGCAATATTGTAAAAGTAACTGCCTATGACCAGATCCGGTATCTGAAAAACAAAGACACAATGGTATATGAGAACAAAACGGCTGCTGAGGTCGTGATGCAGATTGCCAACAATTTTAATTTTAATCTCGGCACGATTGCGGACACCATATGGAAGATTGCATCGAGAGTGGAAGATAACGAGTCTCTTATGGATATGATCGGAAATGCACTTGATCTGACATTACAGAATACGGGTGATCTGTACATTCTCCATGACGACGGTGGAAAGCTGAATTTGTCTTTTATCGGTGATATGTATGTGCCTATCGTCATAGATGCAGAGACCGGACAGAATTATGATTATGAATCTTCGATTGATTCAGATACCTACAACCGGATCAAGCTGGTCTTTG